ACCTCAATAATTCAGGATAATCCCCTTCCACCTCGATGTGCCGAAGTGGCGAAACTGGCAGACGCACTAGATTCAGGGTCTAGCGCCCGCAAGGGTGTGCGGGTTCAAATCCCGCCTTCGGCACCAACTCTTCTCTTCTCCTGAAGTTTCAACTACTTCTCTGTCACGTATTGCCCCACCGCTCACGGATGGCTAACCGCCCATTGAAAATGGCTGTAGAGATTACCGGCTGTGGTGCAATGGTACCGCGCATATTTCCAGGGATCGTCTTCGCGTTTATCGACAAGGAGGAAAGTCATCTCCCCTTTCGCCTCGTCGATGATGGGCCCGGGCTCGATGCTCTTTGGCAAGTTCTGAGGCAGGAACTCCACGAGGAAGATACGATTGATCGGCGGGGCAATCACGGCCACCAAGAATGCGATGTCCGGCTCTTCGAGCGTGGGGACGTAATAGATCTTCAGGTGATGCTGGTTTTGATCGACCTGGCCCTCGCGCCACTGCCAGGAAGGAGCTTCTTCACGCATAAGCCTCAGTCTGCCTGCTCTAAGCTAGCAGGATCAACCATGGAGCAGCCGGCCGAGTTTGACGGCCGCTTCCTGCTGCATGCTCGGTAAGGCGTGTGCATAAACGTTGAGCGTGATCTCGATCCGCTTATGGCCGAGCCGTTCGGACACCACTTTGACCGGAACCCCGGCTTGAAGCAAGAGCGTGGCGCACGTGTGGCGGAGTCCATGGAAGGTGATCCGTCTGACCTTGGCGGATTCGATCAGCCGGGCGAATTCCCGCTCCCCCAGATTGTTCATTGTGAGCGGCCGCCCAAAGTCCCGGGCGAAGATCAGCCCATGGTCCTGATAGGACGTGCCGAGTAATAGCCGCTGAGCCGCTTGCTGGGCCCTATGCCGGCGGAGCAGCTCGACCGTCCGCTCATCCAAATCGATCGAGCGGGACTTTCCATTCTTGGGTGGCCCAAAGACTGGCGCCTGGTCCACTTTCCCCACCTTCACCAGTTGACGGACGATCGACAGCGTCTTCTTCTCTACGTCCAGATCCGGCCACTTCAGCCCGCAGAGCTCCGCCTTCCGTGCCCCGGCATCGATCGCCAGAGAGTAGAACGCGGCCTGCTGGATGGTGCCAGCCTTGGCCGTATCGAGGAAGCGCTTGGCCTCTTCGGCCTCCCAACAGTTCTGTGTGAGGGTTTCGTGCCCTTCTCGTTGGCGAGGTTTACCGATGACCAACGAGGCTGCGTTACGCGGGATGAGGTCCTGCATGACAGCCGACTTCAAGGCGTGGTGGAGAATGGCCTGATGCTGTTGCAACGTCGCCGGGGCAAGTGTGGAGCTCTGGTAGTAGGCTTGAATATGGCTCGCGCGAAGATCTGACAGCCGGTAGTGTCCCAAGGCCGGCGTGAGTCGTTGCGTGATCACGCTATGGTAGGTTTCGTAGGTCCGTAGCCGTTTGTGGGGCTTGATTGCCGAGTTCAACCACTCGACCAGCCACTCGGCGAGGGTCATCTTCGACGGGCTGATGACCTGGCCACGGTTCAAGTTGTGGAGCATCGTGGCGAGCTCGGCCTGTGCCTCTTTCTTGGTCCCCCGGATGGTCTTCCACTTCTGCACGCGCTTCGTGCGACCGGTGAGCGGATCCACGATCCGGCCGACGTCCAAGACGATCGTCCAACTGCCCGGGTACCGCTGAAAGAGATGACCGCGCATGACGCCTCCCTATGCTGCCGTTATTTCACTGGGTTCAGCACGGCGCCGCGCGAATTCGTACTGATGGCCTTGGGCGATCAGCTGCTCCATATGGCGAATGACGGCCGCCAAGAGCAGGCCCTGATCGATCACTCGCTTGATCACCCTGTCGCGATCGTGATCCCATCCTTCCTCATCCGTCAGCGTGTCGCGCACCCGACGGAGTGCGCCGCACGAGTGATCGAGATCGTTCAGCACGTCGCTCAGTTCCTGAATCGGTACATCAAGGGCAAGCATGTCCATGGAAGACTCCTTTGGTTGGTTGAGTTGGGTTAACGCGGGCCTGTCCAGCACCGCCGCGTTGCAATTGTTCGGGCACGTCCGCGGCTGCCGACCCTCAGACGGCTCGCCAGCGAGCCAGACTTGCCCGCATTCGACGCACTGGCGCACCCGTGGCTCAGTGTGATGGTTGATCATCGAGGCCTCCTTGAATCAGCCGCAGAGTCGGCCGGGCCGTGGGACCATGGGCCGCAGCACCATTAGCGATGTCAAATTCATCGAACGCCGTAATCCCCATTCGCTTGAGGAGGCACAGGTCGGGCCGCATCAAGCCCATCGCCATCCTGAGCATGCATTTCGTCTGGCGCGTCAACGGTGTCCGATGCTCGCGTTCACTGGAGGCATTCAGTGCGGCATACAGGGCTTGATCCTCCGGTGAATCGCTAAAGTGCAGCCTGATTGTGTGGGCCTTGGGGAGAGTCGCTGCTGTGTCAGTGCTCAGGTGGGTTTTCATCGCTCCACCGTCCTTTCTGTGCGTCAGGCTGGCGCGTGTAGGTGATCTGAGCGAGATAGACCTCCAGATCGCGCGTGCGTATTTCCCGGAGCTCGGCCAGGGCTTCGCGTTTGCTGGGTGTCATGGTGGCCCCCACGGGATTAAAGGGGCCGCCGTTCTCGCTGTTGCAGACCTGATAAAGGGTGAGTGCGGGCTGTCGAGTCGATCGCTTCATCATGGCCTCCCTTTCTTCGAGATCGGCGGGAGCTTCGGAATTCTCGCGCTCTCAAAGATATTTTGTGCCGAGCGTTCGATCAGAGTGAGCTTGTACTCAATCATCCTGAGCGCCCCGACAGCCACAGAGGATTCATCCGCTTCGGTCAATGTCTCAATGGCCACGTCGACGACCGTTTTGACATCCCGCAACTCAGCGTTCAGATCGTCGGACTCCATCACAATGGTCTTGAACCAATTCTCTGCCGCTGCCTGCGCGCGCGTGTCATCGATGGACTCCTTGATCGGTACTATCTTGGGCATGGAAGGCTCCTTTCGTGTGGGCCGATCGACCCGGTTGAACTATGCGGCCGGTTTCCGCCGCTCCTGCTTGAAATGCTGTTCGAGCAGATGCCGAATTAGGCCGCTGGCCGTGGTGCCAGCGCGCCGCTCAGCTTCCAGCTTTGCTTTGAGAGAAATAGGAATAGAGACATTCATCCGAAACATCTTCATAGGACCTCCTTGCTGATATGATGTAATTACATCATATGATGTATATGTGTCAAGTGGTGTTGAAGGATGTAAATGGCTTTGCTAGAGTGCCGCCCATGGCAAAGGGAAAAGAACAGGAAGAAGCGGGGGTCTGGAACTTTCGCGAGGTGCCGCGTGATGCGATCGTGAAAGCGAAGATCGGGGCAGCCCTAGAAGGCCTTTCGGTCAAGGCTTATCTCATCAGCCTTGTGGAAGCCCACTGGATGGAGTTGGAGAAGAAGGGGATATTGCCGAAGGGGAAGTAACCGATGGCGCTGGTCCAGTGCCAGGAATGCGGAAAAGATGTCTCCTCCGAGGCGGTGGGGTGTCCGCACTGCGGCTATGCGCTGGTACGGCCAAAAAAGAATGGTAAGGCTGGATGTGGCTTCTGGATCCTGTTAGGCGTGATTGGGATCTTCTTTGGACTCTTCATTCTGTATTCCATCGGTAACAATATGCAGTCTGAACGGGCCACGAAGATGCGCGCCGCGTGCGACCCCGTGAAAGCGGATGTATTTGTTCGACACATGCTTGAGGACGTAGGGGCCCTCTATAAGATCGAAGAGAGAGGGGGCTTCCCACGCATCTACGTCAAGGATATCTGGTATCGCCTCTCGATCGATGTGAAGACATCGCACGATGCCATCCTGCAATGTCACTTCACGCGGGGAATCGGAGACCCGATCTTGGGCGTATATCGAGATTACCGCTCAGGCAAAGAGGTCGCGACGACTGGCGGGGCCTCTGGATTTGAGATGAAATGACCACCCTCTGCTTCCGCTCTCTCCATTCTCGGCCAGGACTCAGACCATCGCGTTTGCGGTTCGTATAGCACGGAGGCCCACTCCTCGCCGTCCTCCTGTCAATTCACGCACTTCTGGCCGTGGTCTCCGAATACGATATTCTTCACGCCGTCCACGTCTTCAGCACCCGCACCCCCCCACCGGACAACCCGGATAATCGCCCGGAATGAGTACGACCTCCATCAATTCCCCGGCGCCGATGAGATGCCGCTGCATCATGGGGCGAGATCCTCCGTCGTAATGCCCGCACTGATCACCGCTGAGCCGACGCGCATCCTCCCATAGCCGACCGGCACCGGATGGCCTTGCGCCGTCGTGTTCACCACGCCGTTAAAGAGGAACGAGGGGCGGTTCGCTTCTTTCTCTGAGATCCCTGGCGCCTGCGGCGTCCCGGCCAGCAGTTGCGAGATCCCGCCCACGGCGAGCCCTGCCCCGATAGAACCCGCCATCATCGCCACTGACAACGGGATAAATTCGTATTGGAACGTGACCACCGCCGCGATCAGAATCAAGGCCCCCACGATAATCTGTACGGTCGGATCTTTCGCCGCGCCCGCGAGCACCGGGACGATCTTGATGGCCTGCCGGCCGATGGGATCGCCGAGTCGGTCTGCTCCGCGGACGGGATACGCCCCCACGAAGACCTGATAGCCTGGGGCACTGTGCTGGATCATGTAGGCGTGGAAGTCCGGACGGTTCGCGATGATCGCCCGCACCGCTTCGGCGGGACTGCTCACGTCGAGCGACCAGCGATGGCCGAACTTGCGACCGAGATGCCCATAGAGATAGACGGTCGTCATAATAGGTCCTCCTTCATAGTGTTGAACTGTGCATGGAACTGGCGGACAGATTCATCAAAAAGACCCTGCTCCGCAATTTGGGTGAGAGCGTCAATATGCTGCTCTATCGTCTCGCGATACCCGTTCAGCTTCTCGAGTAACTGGACTACTGCATCTTGGGCCGCCACCACCCTGGCGACATCATGGAGGTCCGGAGTCTCGCCGCGCTCCTCGGCCTGTACGAATCCGGCGACCTGTTGCGCCAGACTGGCACCATCCGCTATAGCTGCATTGATCGCTTTTTCCAGCAGACCTATCGTTCTCTTCACCTCCTGCCAATGAGCCCGCTGGTACTCGATCATGTCGTCATATGGTTTGCCGTTGGTGTGCTCGTCGGGCATGGCGACTGCCTTCTTTCGTGTATCTTCAAGTGGTTACGGGGTACTGGTGTCGAACCCTGTCTTCGCCTCACGGCACCTTGGTCAAGAGATTCATCTTCAGCGTCACCTCCTCGACCGAGAGGACGACCATGCCTTTCGGCGCTTGTTGGCTGTGCCCCTCTTCCAGCTTCACGATGTACGGCAGGTTATTGGTGATCCAGATCGGTTCAGTGAGCCCGCGTTCCGTCAGTGTGGCGAGGGCTGCGCCAGCTTTCGCGACGGCGGCCACCTCGTTCATAACCGGCTGCTGTCCTTCAGGCGCCACAGTGAGGTCTGGCTTTCCGATCGAGATATTCCAGGACGCCCGGGCGCGGCCGGTATCGACCGGCGTTCTCCGCACGATCCGACCGAATATATCGAAGGCCACGCGCTTCACCACCTTCGTGTAATCGATCCCCACTTGCTTAGCAAAGGCGTCGAGATTCCCATCGAACTCGATGATGATGTTGCCCATTACGCTCTCCCTGCCGCGAGCAAGCCGCCGGGGCGCTGCTCCTCGATCAATTTGGCCTCGACCAACTTGCTGAGATCGCGCGCAAGCTGTGCGAAGTTCGGTGCCGCGTTGGCGCCCGACTGCTGGCGCTCGTTCGCCCCCGTGGGATGCACATCGATCGCAATGTTGATGGTGTTCATGGTCGGTCCTCCGCCGGCCACCTGACCGGTCGGCATGGCGCCCGCAAACTTCATCGTGACAGGAATCGTGCGGCCATCCGGGAGCGGGACGAACGCTTCGCTCTGCGCGCCCTCGCCGAAGATCGCCATTTGGGGCCGCGAGGTGATCCCCCCGCTGGCATAGCGCTCCATCGGCATGATGCCGCCGAAGCGCATTTCAGGCGCGGGACCTCTGGCCGTAGTGGAGATGTCGAGGCCACTCCCGCCGCCGCCTCCCGCAATTGCCGAAATCCCCCTAATGATCCCCGTCGCCACCATCTGCGCCGTCATTTGGGCAATGATCTGCTTGGTGAAATCGAGCACGCCGACGAGCACGTCCTTGAACGTCTTGATCTTGCCGTCGAAGGCATCGAAGAAGAACTTCTGAAACCCCTGCTCCATGGCCTGCGCCGTCCGGCGCGCCATATCGGACGACATGCCGAAGGCGCTGTCGCGGTCCTGGGCGTACTTCTGCAGGCCGCGCGACCATCCGGCAAAGAAGTTGCCGTTGGCCCGTTCTGCGGCGAGGATATCTTTGGCGTTGAACGATTCAACGGTGCCTTCGACGTAATTTTTGTTCAGCGTGGGGTCACCACGGACTGCAATGTCACGCGCGCCTTCAATGTCACCAGCCTTCCGGAGGAAGAGAACCCTATCCGCTTCCTCATGCGTCAGTCGCAGCTTGAAGGCCAATTGATCACGCAATAGCACGCGCTCCTTCACGGCCATGTCTTGGTCACTCGCATATCGCGCGACCCCCATATCGACCTCGCCCTGGTAGTAGGTCTGGAGCCCGTCCAGGTCCTGCTTCCGGAGGGATTCCTGAATGTCATAGTTCGATTTGTATTGATCCACGAGGCGCTGACCGAGCCGTGCTTGTGCCGCCCCGCGGGCGAGGGCATTCTCCTCGGTGCTCTGCGTTGAAGAAATTCCGAATGCCTGAGTGTTGCTCTTGATCGCTTGATTGATGTCGAATACCTTGCTCTTATAGCGCTCTTCTTCCTCGATCCGATCCTCTGTCGATTTGAAACCGATCTCGACACGTTGGGCGTGGAACTGGTCTTCCAGCTCCTTTTCGCGGCTGAGCATCTGCCCCGTGGCGGCCAGCTCTCGCAGCCGGAGTGTCCCCTTCATGCTGACGAGATCTTCCTGGGTGACGAGTTGCCGTTGCGCATCGAGCTCGAACAGCCGGCCAGCGGCATCGAGCCCGGTCTTGGTCCGGTCAAGATCCGCCTGCATTCCCTTTTCACGTCGCTCCCGTTGGGCGTCCAGCTGTTTGCCTCGGAAGTCTGGCGCTAAGGTAGCCCCTAAACTCGGATCGAAACGCGGATCTTTGTCGATGACTGCCTTGTCGATTCCGGGAGGCGCCGGCAGAATGCGGAGGTTCCGGCTTTCCCCCTCTCGACGGATGACGCCGATCTCCGGGGGATCGACTTTGTTGGGCATCATGAAGTTGGCTGCGGCTCTCCCGCCGGCCACGAGGTCTTCGATGATTTTCTGCAGAATGTCGCTCGTCGCCGTGAGCTTGGGAATGAGGGCCGTCCCAATGTCGGTACCGAGCCCGCTGAGCGTTTCTTTCAAGCGAGCCGTGCTTTTGTTCCATGCGTCCGTTTGGGCCACAACCTTGCTGTCGAGCGTGATGCCGAGCCGTTCAGCTTCCTTCGTCTGCGAGAGCAAGGCATCTTTTCCGGCGCGTGCCATGTCCTGCATCTGATCGCCAAGGAGCTTGCTGATAACCGTGCTCTTGGCCCCGTCGTCGTTGAACATCTGTAAGCGGTCGACAACGTCCAGGAACACGTCACCCGTGCTCCGGAGATGGCCGCCTGTATCGGTCACCGACACTCCCAGCGCCTTGAACAGCCGTGCCCCATCCCCGGTTCCGCTAATTGCCTCGACCATATTCTTGTTGAGGGTTGAGAGCCCACCGCTCAAGCCCTGCACCGAGGTGTCGTTCAATCTCGCAGCATAGGCAAACGCCGACGCCTCCCGCGTGGCGAGACTCGAATGTTGGGACAGGTTCTTGATCTCTCCCACGTACTTCGCGGTAGAATTGGCGGTATCGAGCAGCGCCTTCCCCACGACGCCAAGGCCTCCCACGATGCCACCCGCGAGAATGGCCCGGGCACTGAAGGTTTCCAGGAAATCGGTATTGAGACCATGGGCACCCCCTCGGATGTCATCGATCGCCTTCTTCACGACCGCGGCCCCGCGTTCAGCGCCGGCCGGGTCGATTTTGACGCCTAGAACAGTTTCCATTCCCATCGGCTACGCCCTCCTTCGCTCTGGCCCTCTGACAATTACTCCAACTCTCCATCGGCCCGCATCTTCCGAGACGGCCAGTCAATCTTCTGCAAGGTGTGTCGCTTCACGAGCTCGTTCATATACCTTGGGTCAGTGATTCGTTCGGTGATCGCATTGAGAAAGGCGCGTCTTAGGTCCGCCGGAGACCATTCAGCATACTGAAAACCCAGTGACCCGATGTCTTGGATTTGAATCGCGCGTTGTTTGTGCCCCAGGCCTTCTTTGGCCTTGATCGTTTCCACGATGGTGTCAATCGCCTCACAGAGAAGCTCTGTGAGGTTGTGTTGTTGCTCCACCAGCTCGTTGTACCGATCGGCATGACAGGCGATCGTGGCCGCCCTCAGCTCGGCGCTCGCCAGCTCCAAGTCGCGATCGATGCCAGGGCACATCCTGGCCAGGTCTTCAATCGTTTGCTGATGCTCTGTGCGTTGCTGACGTAGCGCGGCCAAGGTCTTGGCATCCGCGCCGGCCCGCTCGGCTGTGACGATCTCCTGATGGAGGCGCTCGATGGCGGCCTCTGCATCCTGCTTGCGCGTGGGGATCTGCGCCCGCTGAGTCTCAAGTTTTTTCAAGCATGCGGCCGCCGTCGCCTTTCGTGCTTCTGCTGATGTTCCCTCGATCGTTTCTGTGGTCACAAATCCTCCGTGTTTGATTTGATTTCGGTGAGCGTGCGTCCTAAGTCCTTGTTTCCATGGCCTGCCTGAGCTGGTGTTGAACAGATCATTCGGATCCTCATATCGCTGGCGCCTTTGGCGTTGCCGGTAGGTAGTTAGCCACTTTTCGAAACGCCTCCTCCCACTCCTTTGCTTCGAAGACCCTCACAAAAGGCTTGCCGTCAGGGCCGGACACTTCATGTTTATCCGTGAAGAGCTTGAGACGGCGGCCAGCCATGCTGAGGGCCTCCGTCTTGCTATAAAACCGGATCGTGTATCCCCGCCTTCTCACCGTTCCATTGCGAGACTTCTGCTCGATCACTTCCATCTTGACGAGGGCGGCGACTGTGCCGTTGTCGATCTCCTTGAGGGGCCGAAGTGCACCGGTCGAGGTGAAGAGCTTCCGAATGTCGCTGAAGGCGAGGCGGGCGATCTCTTGAACGGCCCGTTCTGCGGTTAATTCACTTTTTCTCTCGAGCCGATCGATCTGCAGTTCGAGAGCTTCGAGAATGTTAGCTTTTGTCATATTTTGCCGGCCGATCTCTCGGGCGGTTCTCCGAGAATAGCCCGCGCGAATGGCAGCCTGTGTCGCATTGAAGTCGAGGACGTATTCCTCAATAAACCGCTGCTGCTTCCGTCTCAGCGCCATAGTCAGCCCCCAGGTCCCCGCATGGACCCATACTTGTTCTTCCAGACCTCAGCGGTCGTCGGGGCCCCAATGCAGAGGATTCCCCCGGTGACGTTCGCATCGATCTTGATGTTGTCGCGGTACTTCTTCGGCCGACGGGCCTTCAGGAGAGCGATCAGTAGCGCATCAGAGAACTCGCGGATTGAGCCCACGCGTCGACCCTGCTGGTAGACCGGCTTGAGTACACCTTGAAAAGCCCGGCGCACGGCTTCGTCTTCCAGGGCATCCGTCCCCAGCTCAATTGCTTTCTCCCAGGCAGTCGCGAATCCCTCATCCTGGCTGCGCCAGTTGTAGACCGTTCGTCGCGGGATCCGCGCGATCTGGCACGCGCGCGAGATCGAGGCTAACCGGCCTAAGGCGTCCAGAAATACGGCCTTTTTTGTGCCATCTGTGCCAAGGCCCTCTGATGTCGGCAATTTGCCTTTCATAGCCCCTCCTCGTCTGCCGCTCTCTGCGCTGGGGCGGAGAAGCCCCCCGGACCTCTCCGCCTCGCCTGAGCCACGGCTATATGACGTTCCTCGTCTCATCGTGGGTCAGGCCTTCTTGTTTCCGCCAAAGATGGACGGAAAGTCGTGCTCGATTTGCGCGAGCGAATCCTTGCCATCGGGCCGATACGTCTTGCCGTGTGCCTTGATGAATGCTCGATCAACGAGCTCCTCCGTCTCCTCGTCGGTCAAAATGCGCGGTTCGTTGCTCATCGGCCGCCCACCAAGTGATGCCCGTCTTTGATCACGACGTGCGTGGGAAACTTGCTCACATCCTGGCCATAGCTGCCCAGCCAGCCTTGCAGCATGGAGGCGATCGCGCGGAGTTCTAGCCGCAGCACGTCGAGGGATTGGAGCCGCAGAGATTCTTTCGGCTTAGTCTGCTCGATGTGCTCCCGATCGACTCGTTCGATAATCTCCAAGGGAACCAGGGGCCGGGCGGGCGCCCGTTTGACCGCGCGGATGGTTTCCATCTCGCCTTGCTCCACGGCCAGCATGTAGACCTTCATGCATTCCGGCTGGGGCAGGCTTCGCAGCCAGGTCCGGAGTTCTTGTTCACGCAACGCGAGCTCAAGCTCGCTGAACCCTTTCGGCGCATCAGGCAGCGCGAACAGTATCGCGCGCAGTCGGGTGTAGGCGGACTCCGCATCGTCAGCCTTGGAGAACAACCAGGCAAATTCCTTGAGCGTGGTCTTCGCGAGTTCCACGATCTTCAGCGCCATCCCTTGTTCTGAAAGTGCGGCATTCGTCCGAATCGCATCGACCGCCTTCTCCATGGCGTCCAGGATCTCGATGGCTTTGCGTAACGTGGTTTCGTACCCCTCGCGGATGCCGTCGTCCTGGATCTTGGCGACAAACTGCTGCCACTGAAGCAACATCGCTTTTCGTTGAGGAACGGGATTTTCAATTGCAGATATCGCTATCACGGGAACCTCCTTGTTGAGTTGAGGGCACGTTGTCTTTTTTTAGGTGTCCGGTTTGTCCGCTCATCTCCCCACCTCAGCGAGGTGAGGTTTTCTTTTCCTGAGTTCCTGTTCTTTCCGCCACTCTTCATCTCCTCCATTTGGAGATAAACAAATCCCCGATCCTGCTTCTCCGTCGCCGTTGAGGCGAGGTAGAGATTGAGGTTCTGTTTTAGGTTTAGTAGGAGGTTCAGATGGGAGATTAAGAGGGACTGACGCTTCAATGAACGGTCTGCCAAACCGTTCCTCTAACGCTTTCTCAAGCCGTGTATAGAACCGTTGGGCCTCTCCAGGCGCACCTTTTCTAAAACAGTGCTGCTGCGCCAGATGCAAGAACTCACCAAACAGCGTGTTATTGGGAAGATCTTTGATCCTTCGCAAGACGGGCATGCCCTGGTTCTCGTTTTCGATCATTTGATATCGAAGGCTGTTTCTGATCAGGATGACGCTCGCCATTTGGTCATACGATACGAAGCGCTGTTCGATCAGAAACGCGAGGCCGCTCTCGACTTTTTTGGGTTTCCAGTGGAGGTCTGCGCAGATGTAGGGGGCTGGAAGAACAAAAATTCCTTCTACGTGTCGATGGGGACTCGTCAGCACATACAAGCTCAAGAGTTTCCAGTCCTCAGGCCAGGCCATGACCTTCTCATCTGACCAGAAGCGCGGTGACACTCTGAAATAGCGAGGGACGTCCGGTCGGCTCATCAGGCGCTCACTAACCCCTTGAATGAGGTCGTAACCTCTGGCCGTAAGGCTTCCTTGGGAACGCGAAACAGCCGGCCGAACCGCTTGTAGGGCAGTACCCCGCGATGGCAGAGAGCGTATATCGTGGTGACGCCGGAGTTCAGATATAGGGCAGCCTGGGCAGGCGGAACCCAGTCAGGCAGTTCATCAAAGTTGATCGGATGACCGATCGGACGGGTTCTCCGTGTACCTCTTCTCTTCGTGTCGTTCATACTTCCTCCTTGTGAAACAGCTCGCGCAGTTCATTTCATAAGGAAGGTATGCCACGGCTCTGCATTCGGCACTAATACCGTTAGTGCAGGAATCGGTCATGAAATGGGACAGAGAATGGGAATGGAGGAAACGCTGGACTCGAACCTAGGAGTTGAGGAGCTTCAGGACCATTTCATCAGAGGGAATGCCATGAAGCTTAGCCAGGATAGCCGGGATAAGTTCACCGGGGTTTGAGTATATAGACAGATCATCCAAGACGGACTTATGCGGAGGTTTCGTCAGATTATTAATATAGTCATAGCTGCAACGACAGGGCACTGGCTGCAGCCGAGCCATGAAATTGTTCCAGTTGTCTTGAAGCCACTTCCTTCTTTGCTCTTCGAGGGAATACATCCGATAGCGTGGGTCGAGCACGTCAATCAGTAGTCGACGCTGCATTCGCAAGGCCTCTGGATTGTGCGCATTCAGCTTCCTCGGAGCTCGCCCCCGCTCAATAACGGATAGTCGTACACGATAGATTTCTTCGAAGAAATCCTTACATGCGGCTTGATCGTCTGGCAGCATCGAGTGGAATAAATTCTCAATGCCGGTCAGATCCTCAACCCGCTCCTTTAGCCATGCTCTTTCAGTTGCACTTTTTATGGAGCGACGCTTCAATAAGGCTTCGACACAACGACGAGAGAGATGTGATTCTCGCGGTATATACTTTCCGTGCACCAAAATTTGATAATCCCACATCTCTTCTCGTGTCATGGGACGTATTTTCAGGACCCTCGGCATCGTTCTTACCACCAGGTTTGGCAAACCAGGCGCTAACGTGACACGCGCAATTTAAACTCATTCGCATGCACACAACTAGACTGGATGTATGGAAAGTGTAGACTAGAAGCGGTCAAAACGCACTAAGTAAAATTGGAGAAAGGTTGTGTTTGCATCCCGCCTTCGGCACCAACCACTCTATAGTGCAGCGATTCCAGGGACTTGGCGTGCGGCGTTCTCATGCCGTGTTATTAGCGTGTTCATGCGAGTCATGGCAGCGTCTAAATTCTCTGCCTTGATCGTGCGATAGCGGAGAAACATTTCTACCGAGGAATGACCAACGATCTTCATGATCGTTTCGGTATCGACCCCTGAGTCCGCCAGGTTCGTCACGGCACAGTGGCGGAGATCGTGGAACACAAAGTCCTCAATCTTCTGTTCCTGGCATAGCCGCTTCACTTCTCGGTAGGTATGGCTCAGTTTCCTCCCATTCTTGTGGAAGACAAGCCCCTGAATCCGTAACACTCCATCCTGTGCTCTGAGCCGCTGAAACTCCTGCCGGAGGGGTAGCGTGAGAGGCACAAGGCGTTCCTGCCCCGTCTTGGTGAGGTGGCCAGGGAGAAAGATCCGGCCCTTCTCCAAGTCCACGCGATCCCACGTTAGGGTGAGAATTTCTTCTAACCGCATTCCCGTATGGTAGCCCGTCAGCAACACAGGCTTAAACCAGGCTGACGCAGCCCCATAAAGTCTCGACCATTCCCCAGGCTCTAGCACGCGACTCCGTGCGTTCTTGGGCTTTGGAGCCGACACCAAGGACGCCACATTGCGCGTCACAAGATCCCGCCTCATGGCCTGTTTCAGCATATGCTTGAAATAACTATGGTCGACATTGACCGTTGCCACGGCTCGACTTTTCCCCTGCTCCTGCCGAAAGGCTTCCACATCCTTTGCGGTTAGATCCTGGAGGAGTCGGTTGCTCCCAAAGAACGGAACAATCACCTTGTCGATCCGTTGACACCGTTCCTTGTAGGATCGGAGCCGTGATACTTCCTCAATGGCCTTGTACTCCTCGGCCCATTGTCCCAACGTCATGACGGTGTCTTGGACGCGCTCACTCGGCATAGCCCCCGCCAACAGCTTGGTCTTAATGATGGCCTCTTGCTGTTGGGCAATCGTCTTGTTGGCGCATCCGACTTTCCACCGCGTGAGCTTCGCACCGTGGACACCGGATGCCAGTGAGAGCGTCTTGCCGTCATCCAAGACACGGAACTCGACATAGTAGCCGTCCTTCCGCTTCGTGAGTCCCATAGACTCAGCCCCCTTTCTTCTTAAAGGACTGTTCCCCGATCAACTCTGCCACGGTGACGTTGAGCGCCTTCGCCAGCTTCCGCAACGTGCTCAATTGCGGGTCTCCTTGGCCTGCTTCAAACCGTGCCAATGAGGACACCGCGACCCCGGACGCTTTCTTGAGCGCCCGTAAGCTCACCCCCTTTCCTTCTCGAATTTCACGTAACCGTAGCATCGGGAGCATGTTCCTCTATAACGGAACGGTCTGTCAAGTAGTACTCAGGCCCGTTTCGACGGCATCGGCATCACACTATGCTGCTTGATCCATTCATCAAGCCGCCCCGTGTCAAACTTCGTCAGCCTCCCAACCTTGACATAGGGGATTCGGCGTTGGCTTACCATCGTGTACAGCGTGTAGGGGGAAAGGTTGAGATACCGCGCCGCCTCCTGAACCGAAATCAAACGCGGCAGCCATTCACCCTTCGTCATACGACACCCCCAGGCTCAATAGGAGTATGAGAGGTGGGCTCCTGAACCTCCACCCGCGCCAGAATCCACCCGTCAATCAACGTGGTGCTCGTGAGCCACCGGCCCTCAGGGGTGAGGGTGGCAGGGAAACGGTGGTGAGCCGTCCAGCGGTAGAACGTCGCAGGGCCGATGTGAAGGTATCGGCAGATACTTCTCACGCCACTGAGCACTTCAACGGCTCTATCGAGGGTGTGTAGAGGGGGGATCGGGGTCATTTCTGGTTGCATGGTGTTCCTCAAGGCGTTTCCTCCACTCATCTCAGCGTCATTAGTTTCAAGACTGAATTGCTAACTGATTGATTGCACTGGGCTTAGAGTTCAGCCCATCCCCTTTTTATGTCACACGGAACCTGCCAGGGCTTTCTTCTGGGGATTCGCTGCTTGAGGGAATCTAACAATTTCGCTGGCTTCGGCTTCGCTGCCTTCATCCTTCGCGTCTCCCGTCGTAGCCATGTTCACGCACAGTCCAGGCTGCAACAATCCGCCCCACGTCATCGGTCTGCCCCACCGACCGAATGATCGACAAAGGCAGTCGTTGCCCGTCCATGAGGTGAACGGTCCACCCCTTCTCCTCCCACTGGCAATCGTCCACCGTTCCGCGCTGCCGGTCATCACATCCACCACACAAGACCCCCTGTCGGTCTCGGTAGACCACAAGCCAGCCAGGTTGAAGGGGCGGGTTCTCGTCAGAAGGGGTAATTTTGGCTGAAACCCCTATGACACGAACTGACATTCCCGACATTGTGCCCATCTCCCCTACAGTGTCGGCTTTGTCAGTTCGTGACTCTGGTATATAGGCGGAAAATTTCGCCAGCCACTTTCCCATTACTGCCTCACCTTCGGGTTGAGAAGGTATTCCGTTTTGCTTTTTTGCCCTTGCGCGGGAGGGGTGACCTGTTCACGCAACCAGCCGAGACTCACGAGTTCCTCACAGGCATTTCTGGCCGCCGCTTCGTTACCCAAGAGACTCCATTCCTTCCGGTACACATCCCGTACCGTAAAGAGCTGAGGGAGTTTACCCTGCTTTAACTTCTTGGCTAATTGGGCCGCCGCCTGTGCGGTCGCGTTCGTGATAAGGCCATAGATTCGTCGAGCATGGGTTTCCAGGTATTCGCACCAAGCCGCCGCTTGAACCGCGCATGCTTTCGTCACCTGGCTCGTGTTCGCGCTGGGGGCGTCTGCGAGGTTGAGGAGATGGAATTGAAGCGCGAGCGAGGGCATGAGGGAGCGGTACTTTCCAAGATGCTCTTGAAGCACAGGCTCTTCATCGGCCCGAAGTTTCGCTTCAAGCTCGGTCAGCCACTCGTTAAAGACTTCCTGTGCATCGTCGGCAAACCGGAAATACGGGGTCTGGCCTTCTTCTGCGTAGGCTCCGACCTGTCGGAAGTCCATCGTCGCAAGGCGTTCCACCGCCTGAAACGCGGCCCGTTTCGCAGGTGTATCAATAGGGCGGTCTACCAGCGTCCATGTTGGCAGTTCATCGGGATAGACCAGCACTTGCAGCCGCTGCACCAGGCCATCATTATTCAGGCCCCGCATGGCGGCATAGAGATAGTTCGTTAATTTCGCCGGTTGAATGCCTCCAAATAGTGAGACGCACAAGTTTTGAACGTGCGTGGTTCCTCGCCCAATCCGGTCCGAGGTATGCGACCGATCCCCATTCCAGCCTTCCATATAGAAAGTTCGATCGGCTTCGTGTCCGTCCTTGTCCCAGGTCGCAAACAGTCCAACCAGTTCATCCCTAAACAGTAGTAGGCCACGTGGGTTGCTGGCCTGAAGCTCGGCCATCTTCTCAATCGTCGCATCGTTCGTGACATACCGCCGCCACACAGGGGGCTTGGGTTCTTCAAGGTTGGCAAAGTCATTCTTCAGGCAATCCATCGAGGGAGTCTTAGCCTCTTTATCCTTCGCGGCCTGTCGCATCGCGCCTTGAATGGCTTCACGCTGCGCTTTGAAGGCTTCCACCTCGGCCAGATGTTCCTTGATCACTAGGTCAAAGTCCTGCTTTGCCGCCGTGCTCAGGGCGTCCATCGGCTTCATCGCTTCGCCAATTGCAGGCGTTTTCATCATCGAGGGGCGTCCCACCACGCCGCCCCACAGGTTCGGAATCACCGTCCAGTCATCGTTTTTCTTCGGGCGAATCGCACACCCAGCTCCAATGATGGAACTAGTCATCACCAACATCGCCGCTGCCACAAAGTCAGGAGGGCATTGCATGCGGTCCGAAACGTCCTTGATCCAGGCGCGAAACGGGGCCGGGATGATGCTGAGCGGTAGCGGTTCAACCGGCAACAACTCAGTTTTGATCAGTTCCGGTTCCAGCCATTCTCTTAGATCAGGCGCTGACAAAGCCGACACTGTGCCCGCCTCGCCCAAGATTGGCTGACTCAGGGTAGGAACCATGCGACGGCGAGAACCGGGATACAACCTCGAATAGACTTCATCATTTGTCGTCATTGTTGAAACTCCCCCTGAGAAGGTCGCATCGTCGAATCAACCAGGAATGCGGCTTTGGGTCCAACAAGAGACGCAGTCGTGCCCGTTCCCAATCCCGGCGACGGTCCAGCTCGCTCATCGCCACGATATCGTCATGAAAATATCTTTCGTCGGCAGGCCCTTCGTCTGGAACGAGATAGATAAGATCTAAATAAATCCCACGTAATGCATGATGGCGGTTCATTTCTTGATACTCGGTGCCGCAGTCACTCGGAGACTCTTTCGTATCCCTGCCTTGATAAACTCTTCGAGGGCAGACTCCCGAAACACGACTCGCCTTCCCAGGCGTACGGATTCGATTTTGAGGTCTCGTGCCCACCTTCGTAGCGTTGACGGTTGCACGGCCAACCGCGTGGCAGCTTCATCGAGTCCCAGACATTTCATACAGTCTCCTTGGTTGTGTGAGTATCCTTCCGCACTCTCTATATTGCCCAAAGTACCCCTATGTGTTAGGGTTCTCATTATCTGTGACAACTGTGACACCTCAGAAGAAGCGGTTTTCCAACCAAGGACCTATTCAAGCAACATGGTTGGTAGCCCCCTGTAAGCTGTACACGCTAATGGGCTATCGACTGGTCCGTAGTTCCAACTTCATGGAATACAGCTTTGAGAAAGCTGTTAGCGGAAAAGTGGAGATGGTGCGATGGGCACCACGTGGGCAGCCTCGCCAGGTTGATGCTATGGGAGGATCATGCAGCCTTCCATCGCTAGGCAGTTTGGCTGGGAACGATGTCCCAACAGAGAAACTGGTCGAGTGGGTGTCGAAGCACGGCCTTTTGGGCTTTCGCAATGAAGGGAGTGAGGCGGCCCAGCCGTTGGGATTGATGGACTGGATCATTCCAGGTGACGATCGATTCCATGGCCCAGAACTCCAAGTTGGCTTTGCCTATGAACCGTTGGAGCTGATTCGCGAGGCCGCGAAAGTAGCGGCAGCCACATCGGCCTTATGGGCGGCGCTTCAGAAGGGAGATAGAAATACGCGAAAGGTCGAGATTGAAAACCTGATTAAAATGGATCGTAACACTACGATAGACAACCAGGAGGAAATGAGCGTCCTTGGCGTTCCCATCAGGGGCTTCCTCAGAAAACCAGCAGATACATCCGTACAATGGACGGCGCTGGGCTTCGAGGCGCTGTCAGGTCTGACAGATCAATATCTCGGCGACGAGTTCCGGCTGTATTGGTCTGGGCCTAGAGGACTAAATCGTAACATCACCAGTGGGTGGAAGGTTCGCTCTCTCTTGGGTGCGCTGTTCTTGAAAATGGCTAGTCACGCACGTAAAACCCGTTACTGTGCGGTCTGCAGCGATCTCTTAGGCAGTCATGCGCGGAGTGATGCAAGAACCTGTAGTTCTAGGTGTCGGAAAAGATTGGAACGTTATCCAGAGAAATATGTTTGATCGTAAGCCTCGTAGCAGCGGACGGAAACTTCCCATACTTGAGCCACGTAGCTTTTTTACTCGATAGACATACATGCTGCGACGTGTGGGGCAATTCGGCGCGAAGTTTTCTCACGACAAAGAATATTCCCCACGGACGGCCTAGCCTTTCTCTCCTCCCATCGTGTGGATTGTCAGGCGTGCAGGTTCGGCGTATCGTGCGGACAATAAGCAAGGGACAACCGATGACAACACGTATTCTGCTTATTGTTTTTCTGGCAATCGTGTGGGCTGCGCCTGGGTGGGCAGGGTTGGATGAGGGTGTTGCGGCCTATGAACGAGGAGACTACGCCACGGCTCTGACGGCGTTTCTGGCCCTCGCCGAACAAAGCGATGCAGACGC